CCGCTGGCGGCCGTGGTCGCGGCCTGGCCGCCGCCGGACAGGGCCGGGCGGCGGAACGACTGCGGCCGCGGCTCCGACGGCGCCGGGTACGTCGCGGGGCCGGGGTTGGCGTCAGCGAACGCCTTGTGCGCCTCCCACCGCAGGCCCGCGATAACCTCCGCGTCGGTGCCGGCCAGGGTGACGGCGTCCTGCCAGCGCCGCTGCGCCTTCTGCGCGTCGGCGAGCGCGCCTTCCACGGCCACGTCCAGGGCCTTGCGCTGCCACGCAGCCGGGTCCGCGGCCTGCGCCAGCGTCAGCCCCGGGTAGCACTTCGCCGTGGCGTCCGGGGAGAACGCCGGGCACGTCAGGTCGTGCAGGACCCCATCGCCCCATTCCGCGCCCGCCGCCCTGACCTGCCACGCTGCCGCGTCATCGCCGGCGGCCTTGCCCAGCTCGGCCGTCTCCGCGGCCGGGGGCGCCACCGCGGCCTCCGCGGCGCGCTCGGAGCCCTCATCGGCGTTGCTGCCTTCCAGGTGCGCGTCGTCTTCCAGCAACTCCATCGCCACGCCGTCAGGTTCCCGGTGCGCGGGGACTGGCTCGGTGCGCTCTGCGGTCACCCCGTCAGCGGGGGAAGGAGACGCGGCCTTCCCGGCGGTCATGGACCCGCCGCAGCTGCCGCAGAACTTCGCGCCCGGCTTGCACTTCGCCTCGCATTCCGGGCACGGGACCTTCGCCGGCTTGACGGCCCTGGCGGTATCGCCGCCGTCCGCGGTGCCGGCGGCCTTGCTCGCGTCGCCGGCGTCGAGCGGGTTGGGCACCTTCAGGTCGGCGGCCCGGCGCGCGATCAGGGCGCGGGCGCCGCCGACGTCGCCGTGGCCGCTGCGGGCAAGGACCGCGGCGTTCTCCAGGTCCCCGGCGTCCGCGATCGGGTAACTGCCGTCGGCGAGAGCATGCCCTGCCTTCGCGAGCCGCCGGCGCTCCTCAGCGGAAACGTCCCGCTTCCAGACCGCCGACTCCACGGCCTTCAGCGCCAGCGCGGCTGCATCGCCGCCGTCCGCGTCTCCCGCGGCCTTCGCTGCGCCGTCGGTGGCGTCGTCGTCGTCTTCCATGTCCGCGTCAGCGGCCTCGTCCCGCTGGTCGGATGCCGCGTTGTCCCCGCCTGCCTCGTCCGCCCCGGCCGCTGCCTTGGTGACCTCTTCCCGCTCCTCCGCTACCCTGCGGTGCTCCAGGAGCTTCGCGAGGTCGCCGGGGGAGAAAGAGACGGTGCCCTTGATCACGTCCGGCCCGGCCTCCCCGGTGGCGCCGGGCACGGTGATCATCTTGCCGGTGAACTCCGGGGTGCCGTCTGCGGCGGCCTTGACAAGCTGGAACGCGGTGCCGTAGTTACTGCCCCTGTCTACGATCGATATTTCCCCGAGAAAGGTCTTGCCGTCCGGGCGGTCGGTGATCACCCCGCGAACGGCCTTGCCCGCCGGGTCCAGGTGCGCGAACTGCGGGTCGCCGACGCGGATGTCCGGCAGGCAGATGCTGATGCTCCAGTCGTTCAGGACCTTGGTGCGGACCAGGTGCTTGGCCACCGGGTCGGCGATCAGTCCCTTAACGTGATGCCCGTCGACCTCGACGCCCCTGCCGACCGGCCGGTGCGGGTCATGGCCCAGGCGGATGTTCGCCTTGGTGTCAAACCAGGTCTTGATCCACCGCAGGCTGGCGTCGGGGTCGACCACCTGAAGGTCGCTGTCAAGCGTCCCGTCGGTTACCTTCCCCCAGATTTCCAGGTCGGGGGTGCCGTCCACCGGGTTGACGGTCCCGGTGTCCGCCGTCTTCCCGATGGGGAAGGAGAAGCGCGTCATCTCGTCGCCGGCGGTCAGTGTGGCTGCCATGCACCTCCGTGAGGGGCAGATCGGGTCAGGACCGCCGCAGCGGCGAGGGAGCGGGTCAGGACTGGATGCGGACCGTGCCGGGCGGCTGGAGCGTCACCGGGGCGGGAGGCGGCAGGATCACGGCCGCTGATGCTCCCGGCGCGCTGACGGTGACGGCCAGGGGCGCGGCCGGGGCGATGGTGACAGTGACCGGGGCCAGGGGCGCGATGGTCACCGCGAGCGGAGTGGTCACGGCTGGGGTGCCCCGTCGATCAGCAGCAGCCCGCCGAACAACGGGACCTGCTGCGCCGTGCCGGGGTCGGCCCACAGGCTGTGGTAGTAGGTCCCCGGTGCCAGGGCGGAGGTGGCCGCCGGGTAAATCGCCAGCAGCAGCGACGACACCGACGGCGTGGACGTGACCGTGATCAGGCCGGCGGCCGAGGACACGGTGGTGATCTTGACCAGGGGCGGGACCGTCAGGTCGGCTGGCGACGTCCTGGCCGCGTACTCCCAGGTGAGTCCGTCAACCGGGTAGGGCGGGTCGCTGGAGGGGGTGGGGGCGGTGAGGGTCAGGGTCCACTGCTGGAGGGACCCGGCGGGCATCCGCAGGGTCCACCCGGAGGTGGCGAGGGTGTAGGCGATGCGCTCACCTGCCCGCCGAGTTGCCGATACAGGCCCGGGTGCTCACGCGCCGCTGACTGGGCCAGGATCATGTGCTGGATCCCGTGGATGCGCAGCGCGGCCTCGGCGAGATCCTGGTCGCGCGCGGGGCCGTCGCGGATGATCTCCCCGGCGATGATGTTCATCAGGATGCCGGTCAGCTTCATGGCCCGGTGCTCGGCTCCGGACAGCGCCATCCGCTCACCTGCCCCGGCTCAGTGATGGGCCGCGCGCTCGGCTTCCCACTCGGCGTGAGTGCGCTCTGACGCGGCTTCCACCTCCGGGGTGACATGCCGGCGCGGTCCCCATTCCAGGTTCCCGTGCCGCCAGCGCTCCACGGCGGCAACCGCCATCGCGATGGCCTCGCGCTCGTCCATTCCCCGGTCCCGCATCATCGCCCGCGCGATGTTCTGGACGTAGGCGGGGAGCTGCTGGCGCACGGGGACCTTCTCTGACGGGGTGTGCCACAGGCCCTCCTGGCCGAGCGGGTGATGGACGGCGGACAGGTAAGGCGTCTGCGCCGACTTGCCTGCGGTCTCCGGGTCGAACGCAGGCGCGGCGAGCGCCGGCAGTACCAGGTCCAGGTCGCCCGTAAGCTCGGGGCGTACCGCCGGGTTGCCGGGAAGCTGGCTCACGTCCCACCAGGCGATTGCCTCCACCTGGTCGCCGTCCGGGTCATCCGGGTTGATCACCTGGTCACGGCCCTCATTCACCGGGATGGCGTCCTCGGACGGCACCGTGTAGACGAAACCCTGGTAGACGCCGTTCCGGCTCACCCACATGCCGCCCGGAAGCCCGTCGGGCAGCGGGCGTCCGGTCTCCTCGGCCCATTCCCGCGCGGCGGTGTCCGGGGGAGTCTCGCCAGGGTCGAGGCAGCCGCCGGGGAACTCCCAGGTTCCGCCTGCCGGGTCATCCTCGCTGATGGCCCGCTGGAGCATCAGGACCCGGCCGGTGTCGGCTGCCCGCACTGCCAGGCCGGCAGCGGCGGGAAGGGCTGAAGCTTCCTGGCCTCGCAGGTCATACGGCATCAGGCCGTGCGCCGGCCCGTCGCCGGTATTCCCCGCAGTAAAGTTCTTGGCCGTCGCCGCGTACTGGTCGGCTCCGGCCGCCGTGGTGCTCACCTGGCTGGCGTGGGTCTCCTCCGCCGCTTTGGCTCCGGCCGCGCCGACGGCGCCTACGTAGGCCAGGGCCGGCTGGCCCAGCTCATGGAACGCCATGAGCCGGTGATGCCCGTCGACCACCACGAGCTTGCCGTTGCCCGGCGGCCGGATGAGCACGACGGGCTTGACGGGCTTCCCGGCGGCCTGCCGGCGCTCGATCCTGGCGCGGAACCGCTCGACCTTCGCCGGCTCGTGCCCGGCCTGCCACTCGGCCGGCTCGTACTCGATATCAGCGACGGAAACAAGGGCCGGGCCGGTCCACGTGGCGTCTTTCATCCACGCGATGGACGCCGGGGGGTAGTCCTCCGCCATCTGCGCGTACGCCTGCCCGGCAGGGGAGAGGGACGGGCCGGGGTGCTTCCACGGCTTGGCTGCCTTGGTGACGCCGGGCGCGGGCGGCCCTGAGACGGGCGCGGCGGGCGGCAGGGCCGGAAGGAGAGCGCACCGGCACGCCGGGTGCGCCGGCGGCTGCACGTCTCCCGTGGCGGCCCACACCGCGCCGAGCGGCTGCGGGCTGGCGTCAGTGTTCGCCTTGCACCTCACGCACCTTCGCGAGTCCGGCACCGACACCCACCGGACCCACGTCACGCCGAGCTGCGCGTACGCGGCCGCGGCGCCGTCCTGGATGGCTCCCAGGAGCTCGGTCCACGCGATCAGGTGCGCCCGGCGGTCAGCGCGCAGGAACTTCTCCAGCAGCGCCAGCAGCACGGCCACGGTGACCCCGCCCGCGAGCAGCGCCTTGGCCAGCGCTGCCGCGAGACCGGCCATTCCCGTGGCCGACATCTGCCGGACGGCGGCCTGCCGTCCCAGCTCGGCCATGCCCTGCTGACCCTGCGCCGGCGCTGCCTGCCCCTGGCCGTGATGCCCGGCGGCCTGCGTCGCGGCCTGGTGCCCGAGGGCGTACCCCTCGGCGTGCAGCGAGGCGAGGATCAGCGCCAGCCGGTCCCGTACCAGGTCCGCGGCCATCCCCGCCAGGACGGCGGCAGTGACCGGGAGGGTCCCGGCCAGCCACTGGCCGAACAGGACCGCTGCCTCGCCGATGACGGCGGCGAACGCGGCGCCGATCAGCTTCCCGTACCTGGCGGCGAGGGCCTCGTCGTGCTCCCACGCCAGCCACGAACCGGGCTGCTGCGGCTTGCCGCCGCCCTCAGCGGCTGCCGCTTTGGGGAGGGACCCGGCAGCGGCCGTCAGGACTTCGGCGGCCGGGATGCCCTTGGCCATGTCCTCGGTGATCATCGCCATGACGTGGCCGGGAATGTGGACGGGCTGCCACGTGGCCGGGTCCCGGCCCTTGCGGACATGCCTGCCCAGGGCGTCCAGCTCGGCCAGGACAGCCTTCACGGGGCGGCCTGGCTCGAGCGCGGCCACGGCATCCCTGCCGAGTGCTGAGGCATCCGGCGCGGTGACAAGCTCCGCGATGACACTGCCTGCTGCCTTCGCCGAGCTTCCCGACACCGCTGCCGCCGCCTCGGCTGCCCCGGCTATCGCGGCCGAGTGCGACGGGGTGGGGTCCCGCTTCGGCTGAGCCGGGGGGACGTGCGTGGTCCCCGGCATGTGCCCCTGCGCCAGCGCCGCCCTTGGGTTCACCTGGCCGGCGTTCGCCTGCGACGAGCCGCCCTGCGCGCCCTGCATCTGCTGGGTCACTGACGGCAGCGCCGCCGGCTCCCCCGCCGGCTGCCCCGTCGCCGGGTCCACCGACCCGAGCAGCATGACCCCGTTCGCGCTGGCCCACAGCGGGTCCTGGGTGACCGGCAGGCCCCACGGGTCCAGCCCGAGAACCCCGCGGCCCTCGTCCACGGACCGCAGGCCGCCGCCGATCTGGGTCACCAGCAGCCCGGTCAGCGAGACCTCGTCCTCGTCCTCTTCCAGGCCCTCGAACAGGAACTGCATGTCCGTCTGCCCGCACGCCACCTGGATGACCTTGTCCAGCAGGCCCTGCTTCAGGAACTGGAGCATCGGCACCAGGGACTTGCGCTGGTGCCGGGCCGCGTCCGCCTTCGCCGCCTGGTTCATCGCGGACGGTGACTGGGTGACCGCGACCTGCGGCATCAGGCCCAGCTCGGTCGGCTGGACCTGGAACGCCATGCAGACCTCGACGGACACGATCTGGTCGAAAGCATCCGCGAGCGCCGGGTCTTTCTGCGGCATGACCTTGCTGCCCGCCGGGAGAACCACGACTTTCCACTTGAACCCGACGTCGCCGGCCAGGATGTTCAGCGCATCCTGCAAGTCCCGGATCTGTGAAGCGGTCATAGCGGCGTCGCCGGGCGAAATGTACACGGATGGTACGGAACCTTCGCGGAAGTAGTCGAGCTGCATGCCCTGCTTGGACAGGCCCGACATGACCGGCACCAGCGCCTGCTCGACCGGCGCCAGCCCGTACGGGGTGTCCGTCGCCCTGGTGTAGGGCAGGTACAGGAGCTGGTCGCCCCGGTACTCCTGGACCTGCGTTCCCTTCATGCCATCGGGCAGGTCAGCGCCCATCATGATGGTCATGAGGTCCGAGCGCGGCACCCCGAACAGGTACTGCTGGAATGCGACAGACGGAGGCGAGGGGCGCGAGCCGTGCAGGTCGACTAGCGGGCGGATGCTCGTGCCGTCGATCAGCTCCAGCGCCGACAGGTCTGACCCCATCAGGCCCCGGCCCCGGACTCGCGACGGGCGCAGGTAGACCGACAGCGCGTCGATTGAGTAGATGTCTTCCAGCAGCGTGTCCAGCCAGCTCGACCACGAGCCGTACTCCGGGTCCGGGTTCTTGAAGAACCGGATGCACTCCGACCGGCGCTCCCCGAAGTCGCGCATCGCCTTGTGGTCGCCGCGCATCGCCTTCGCCGCGTCCTTGGTGGGCACGATGTCCCATTCCAGGGCGCGGATCTCCGACTTCAGGAGCTGGATGCAGGCCCGCGCCACCGAGTACAGCCGCGACAGCGTGCGGAGCGTCTGGAAGTCGCAGAGCTTGAGGCCCTCGGAACCGGGAGGCGACTGCGGGAGGTTCCAGCCGACCGGCGGCTGCCAGCGGCGGGGCATGGGCCGCTCAAGGCCCTCGGGGGGCTGGTCAACCGCCATCGGCCGCATAGGCGTCAGCGGGCCGAAGGAGCCCTCGGTGAAGTCCTGCGGCGGCCGGGGAAGCGCGGTCCCGTAGGCAGCGCCCCAGCCCTGGAGGGACTGCACCAGCGGTGACGTGCCGCCGCCGGCCTGGGCAGCGGGGGCCGCGCG